ATGAGAAAACATTATGACCATATTCATTCTATATTTGATGGTCAACGTAAAGGTATACCTGTATTATCTATGCTAGGAATTCTTAACAATGATTATGAGGGTGGAGAATTTTTAGTAAGAGACAAGCAATTTAAGCTTAAACAAGGGGATATGATTATTTTTCCTTCTTGTTTTATGTATCCCCATGAAGTAAAAGAAGTGACAAAAGGAATTAGATACTCATTTATATCCTGGGCTTTTTAAAAAGGTAAAAGTGTTGCTAAATTTTGGAGATATGTTAATATACCGCAATTGCGATTTCTTGCAATTCGCAGAACAGAATAAGTACAATGGAAGAACTTTCCTTGACTTACCTGCATTTTTTAAAATTAATTAAATTTGGAGATATTGTGTTATTAGGACATACGACTTTTGCAGAACAACCTTTTCAAGACGCACGTTTAGATGCTATACACAATAATTCTTTTGGGGTAACTCAAAGTGGGTTAGCTTTTACTATTGGAACTGAGACAGTAAGTGCTTCTGCAAATGTTACTATTGAAGAAACAGATTTAGGTGTTACAGTAAGTGTTGGTGATGAAACAGCATTTGGTGAATCATTTCAAAATTTAATTTCATTTAGTGCTGGGGATCTTGAATTTTTTATATGGAGTGAAACTGATGATAGTGAAACATCCACATGGAAAAATGTAGAACCGGGCTCAACTGATTAGGAGATATTATGGCTGATGATGCAAGTGTTTCAATAACCGTTACAGTTTTACCTGATGAAATATCAAAAAGTATATCAGGATCTATGACAGTAACGCCTGACGATGCTAACGATAAATGGTATTATAAACTTACAGCAGTAACTACAACAAGTGCTGATTTAATTGCTGGTCGTTTTATTGATTACACAGCTGTTGATCAAGACACAGATATGACAGCAGTTAGTACAAGTGATAAAGTAAAATTTTTATTTATTAAGAATACAAGCTCTGCAGATGGAATTGTAATATCAATTGATGGTGGTACTGCAGCAAATGATTTGGCAGATGGAATATTTATAGGCCCTAGTGAATCATGGTTTGCAAGATTACCACAAGTGACAGTTGGAAACATACATGCTATATCATCTGACATAGGTGATGCAGGCGATGCAACAGCAAATTGCATTGTAGCAGCTTTAATAGATGACGTAGGTTAAGGAGGATAAATGGCATCAACATATACAAGCAGTTTAAATTTAGAACTTCAAGCAACGGGAGAAAATTCAGGTTCGTGGGGTACTAAAACAAATAACAATTTACAAAAATTAGAATCAGCTACTAAAGGATATGTATCTGTGGCTATTGCAAGCACAACAGATTCTTTAACAGCAACGGATGGTTCTACAACAGACGAACAAAGTAATGCCATAATTAAGCTAACAGGAACGTTATCTGGTAACACAACTATACAATCTGAAGCTGTAGAAACATGGTACATTGTAGACAATGCGACAAGTATGAGTACATACACCTTAGGTTTTAAACCTGCTGGTGGAACTGCAACTAACCTTGTATCAGGATCAAAACATATTTTATACTCAGACGGATCTACTATGTTCGATGTATTAAATGATGCTGGTAATATTACAGCGAACGGAACATTAACAGTAGCTGGAAATGTATCACTAGATGGTGGTAGTTTTACATTTAATGAATCTTCAGCAGATGTAGATTTTAGAATAGAATCAAATGGTAACGCCAATGCAATTTTTGTTGATGCTGGAAACGATCGTGTAGGTATATTTAATGCCAGTCCTTCCGTTCCTTTAGATGTGACAGGTGCAGCAAAAATATCTGGTGCTGTCGATTTAGATGGTGGTGGGTTTACATGGAATGATAGTTCTGCTTCTTTAGATTTTAGATGTGAAACAAATGGATTAGATGATGCTTTTTTTATTGACGGCTCAGCTGATAAAGTTGGTTTTGGTTGTCAAGATCCATCAGACGCAATGGTAGAAATAAATCAATCAAATTCTTCTGGTGCTATTGCTTGTTTATCTTTAGACCAAGACGATACAGATCAAGAGTTTATTAAGTTTGATGGTACAAGTAATTCTGATCAATCATCTAGTATCACAACGGATACAAGTGTGGGATCATTAACAGGGCATGTTCGTGTTAATGTAAATGGAACAGATTACTGGATACCATTCTATGCCACTAACTAAAATACAAATTGCCCCAGGTATAGATAAACAAAATACCGAGTATGGTGCGGAAGGTAGATGGGTAGATGCAGATAACATTCGTTTTCGTTATGGACAACCAGAAAAAATAGGTGGTTGGACAAAAGTAACAAGTGACGCTTTACTTGGCTCAACACGTGCAATTCTTACATATTCAGATTTAAAAGGTGTTAACTATGCTGTGTATGGCACTAATAAAAAAGTGTATGCTTATTCAGATAATACATATGCCGATATCACACCAACACGTGCTACAGGCACAGGAAATATAACACAATTTGAAACAACTAATACTTCAACAACCGTTATTGTTACGGACGCAGACCATGGTGCTTTAATAGGTGATTTTGTTACTATTGCCAGTGTAAGTGGTGCAGTGGGAGGTATATCTGCTGCTAATTTACAGGGTGAATTTGAAATTCAAACAGTACCTAGTTCTAGTACATACACAATAGTTGCAGGAGGAGCAGCTACTTCAGACGCAACTGGTGCTACAGCAAATGCAACTTATCAAATTAATACAGGTCAACCAACATCTATATATGGGTATGGATGGGGTGCAGGTACATGGAGCTCAAGCACATGGGATACAACTCGTCAAGGGTTAACAGGTGCTGAAGGTGTTCTTTTACAATCAGCAAAATGGTCACTAGATAATTGGGGTGAAGATGTTTTAACACAAAAATTTGATAGCAGTTTATATTATTGGGATACATCAGGAGGTTTATCAAGCAACTTAGCATCACGAACAAATGTTTCTGGTTCGCCAACCAAATCACGATTTATGTTAGTATCCGGTGATGATCGTCATGTAATATGTTTTGGTACAGAGACAACAATAGGTACAACATCAACACAAGATAATATGTTTATACGTTGGTCAGATCAAGAATCAACAACTGATTGGACACCTACCGCAACAAATACTGCAGGGTCACAAAGATTAACAGACGGTAATCAAATTAATGCCGCTGTAAGATCAAGAGGTGCAATTCTTATTTACACAGATACAGCTTTGTATCAAATGCAATTTATTGGTCCTCCTTTTACTTTTGGTTTTAAACAACTTGGTTCTAATTGTGGCGCTGTAGGAATAAATGCAGCAGTTGATGTAAGCGGTATAGCATTTTGGATGGGTAATGATTCTTTTTTCCAATTTGATGGTGCTGTAAAAAAAATACCTTGTAGTGTACAAGATTATGTTTTTGATGACATAAATAATAATGCATTAGGTGATGTTTTTTGTGCAGTTAATTCAGATTTTAATGAAGTTATTTGGTTTTATCCTTCTAAAAATTCTACACAAATAGATAGACACGTAACTTATAATTATGAAGAAAATTTATGGTACATAGGAACATTATCTCGTAGTTCTTGGGCAGACCGTGGTGTGTATCCTAATCCATATGCAGCAGAGTTTGATTCTAGTGATACAACAGCAACTATATCTACTATTAACGGTGTTAAAGAAGGACGTACATTTGTGTATGCACACGAAGAAGGAGTTAATGATGATGGTTCTGCTATGAATTGTCACATTGAATCAGGTGATATCGACATTGCAGATGGCGACCAATTTATATCTATATCTAGATTCATACCTGATTTTAAAAATCAAGTTGGTAATGTAGATGTAACTGTTAAATCACGTGCTTATCCAACAACAACCCAAACAACACACGGACCATTTGAAATAGCAACAACGACAACAAAACAAGACACACGCATACGAGGTAGACAACTTGCACTTCGTGTATCTAGTGATGCTGTTGATGATAAGTGGCGATACGGCACACTTAGATTTGATGGTAAACCAGATGGCATGCGAGGAAGATAATGACTAAAATAACAGTACCTTTATTACCTCAAGCAACACAGCAATACGATCAATCACAGATGGCACAAATGATTCAAAGTTTGGATCAATTAATTTTTGCTTTAAATAATACCTACACACCAGAAGTTCTTCGTGATGATGATGAAGCTTTTGCTTTTTTTATGGGAGATTCTCCTAGCACAGCACTAGCTTCGATTGAGTCTGATGTTTCTACAAACACTACAAATATTGCAACAAATACAACTAATATAACAACCAATTCAAACAACATCACAACAGCAAATGGTAATATAACGACCAATGCAAACGCTATAACTACTGCAAATTCTAATATCACCACTTTACAATCACAGGTGAGTGCCTTACAAAAACAAGTTAGGTATTTAATAGCGACTAGATAATGGCTAACGTATATACAAATTATAAAGTAGATCTTTCAACAAATAGTGAAACAACTGTTTACACAGTTCCTAGTGAAACCACTGCAATTGTGCGTTCTATTCGTTTGTCAAATGATGATTCATCAAATGCTTGTACCTTAACTATAACTTTAACAGACACTAATTCAGCTGTATTTTCTTTAGAAAAAGACAAAAGTATAGCTGCTAAAACATCTGATGAAATATTAAAAGCTGCTTTAGTTATGAAAGAATCTGAAGTTATTAAAGCTACAGCTCAAAATGCTAATGATTTACACATTATTTTAAGTGTGTTAGAGATAAGTTAATTATTGCAATAAGGAGAAAAAATGGCTATAAAAGACGATATTACCGTGATGGCAGGAAAACCAACACTACCTGCTGTCGATATAGATACTAAATCTACTATCAAACACGCAACAACAGGGAAGGTCTATGCTGACGAAAAAGAAGCAGAAAATGACATCAATGACCCTGAAACTAGCACAACAAAAGAGGACATAAAGCGCGACGTGGCAATAACAGTTAACAAATTACCAAACATATTTGGCGGAACATCATAATGGGATTTTTAAGTAAATTAATGAAGAACCCAATAGTGCAGATGGCACTACCAATGGCGCTTACAGCAGCTGCAGGACCAGCGTTTGGTGCATTAGGAAGTAAGTTTAGTTTATTTAATAACATGTCACCACTCATGGCCAACGCGTTAAAACAAACAGCACTTGGTTATGGTACAGCAGCACTTAGTGGATCAAGAAGACCAGGTAGAGCAGCAATGGCTGCAGGCCTTACATCAATACCGTTTT